AATGTTTGCTGCTTGATAAAAAGATAAGAGCCAATCAACTATATGCTTATCATGGTGCTGGAAATCACCTTCATGCCAGGTCATATTCTTAACATCATAATGTAAGTATCTAGCAAAATCGTAAGCTCCTCCAAACCACCAACTACGACCAATATTAATGACTGGCCCGCGCTCAATCTTAATCCTAGGACCATTTATCCACGTCGAATGAACCTGATGTAACGTGTTGGTTATAAAGAAAACGCGCTTCTTGCGATGTATATTATCTAAATCCTTGACCATACACCCATACTTGCACCGACGCTCCACTTTCACTTTATTGATGCAATACGACGGAAGATGGACTACTTCACCTGACATGGTTTTACGAACCCAATCGAAATGCTGACGGATCGCTGGCTCAACCTGCTCCGCCTTCATACCCGTCACTGACTTAACGACGGGAGTACCCTCAATATTTCCAACAACAGTTTGCGGACCAGGACGAATCCCAGACGACGAGTACAAATTCATATCAAGAGCAATCCGTAATGGGTTATACCCAAAAGCAACAGGCATATGCTTTTTATCAATGCGAAGAAGACAATCATACAATAACTCGTGAGCCTTATTCATGTAGGACATAACTTTCTCAAAATGAGCGTCTCGCGAATTGTTAACTATCTGGAACTCGCGAAAAAGTCTAAGGGCATCATAATGATCAAAACTCTCATTAGTTGAACACCAAGAATCCCGACCATACCTCTGTCCAAAGACATAATGAGACCAGGACAATGTTTTCGAACACATGGCGAACAAACTAGGAATACCTCCTTTCTCATCTAGAACACCCAAATTATCAGAGTCTTTCTCCCAAAGAGAAGGAACGGCACCAGCCGTCTGCTCAAAATAATACTTATCAAAAGATTGAACAACAGGTAATAACCATAAAGGACGCACTCTAGGAGCTGTGCTAAAATCATTAACAACTTCAAACATCGGGCGCACTACACCTGTAGTCTTCATAGCGGCCGCGCTCATCAAGTTCTCCGCATAAGCCACCACATTCGGGCGCATATTCTTCACCAATCCATCATCCCACATATAATCCCTCATAATTGTCGACGTCATTTCAACATACATACGATTCAAGGAACGTTTTTCTCCATCTTTATAACGCGGAACAACAAACGACTCAAATGTCGAGAGCACCGAGGACACATGCAAATCACACTCACACAACGCATGATCAGGATGATCT